GCGCACTGCTTGGTAGCCGTGTACTACTTTAAGTCTCTTATAATAGTCTGGAACAGCGCTGCCGTCATGGTCATAAGACTCAATGTCTCCAGCAACTTCAGCCAACAGATGGAATACTCCACTAGATTCTATCCCCGTTGTTATGGTTCCCGCCTGCGCTGTGCGCCTGACATATATCCGCTTGTATAATCCCGAGTGGCCGGCGCGTACGGTTGACACGTCACCGAAGTTAGTCACAGCATCAATGTTAGGCAACGATATCGTTATTGCATCCGCCTCAGCGGAGAGTACAGCGCTGATGGGGGATGGTGCACTTTCCCAGCGAGGCTCGTACAGCCCGTTGGCTGACTGTAAGACAGCATCTCGCTTGCCCCACGCATAGGTAAAGCAGTATTCAAATGTGCCGGCAGGGTCAGGCCCCGCCCACGACGGGGGCTTTGTAGGGCTAGAAACTGGCGTAAAAGTAGGCGCATCAATCTGCACGTGGCGTCCACGATAGATCGTGGTTGGTCGGCCACTGTTGTCGCCTTGGAAGTCTATGTGCTCCCCGCGCTCCATCATGCCCTGAGTTGCGACGTTTAGGGCATAGTGGGTGGAGTCCCATAACCGTGCGGAGCGTAGCTCGACGACATCGGCTGGGAGTTCATAGGCTTCAGTAAAGATGCGGTATGGCATATCTGCATCGGTCAGGTTGGGCCATGGCGTATCAATAGAGATGCGCTCTACGGTCAATAGCCCTGACACCGTTGTCCACATCTCACGAATGCGGCGACGATGCACTTTACCTGCTGAGTCTGTTATCTCGATGCGGCGGCTGTCCCATGTACCATCAAACTTCCAAGCCACGTCAGGGCCAACAGAGGTGAGGTAGGAGCGTTTAAGCACATACGCATCAGTAGATTCTACCGTGAGTGTGGCTGCACTGGTCGCAAGCGAGTTGCTCACGTCCGGCGCAGTCACAATACGGGCTTCCTCTTCAAAGAAGAGAAAAGGGGCCTCCAAGCTCATGGCTTGGTAGGCCCGATTTATCAGGCGATCAACCTTAGCTTTGAAGTCGGTAGACTGGTTTGGATTCCAGTCTACCTGCTCCAAGATGAGGTTGCGTATTTCACCCTTGTTTGCCACTGATTATCCTAGGCAGTTGATATAAGCAGTGAGCAAGTCACCGGCAGATGAACCGGCATTCTCTGTACCGAATGCAACTAAAGCATGCTCATCACCGCCAGCCAGAAGATCAACACGACCACCAGCAGCAGTCACCAGCAGCGCATTCGCTTGATCAGCGCCAGTATCCTCCGCAGCAATCTCGCCCAAACCTCGTTTCAGGATAAACCCGAAAGAGCCAGAAGCGATAGCGTGCTGAGCGACACCGAGGCAACGAACTGATGCAATAACTCCAGTAGTGACAACTACCTTTGATGTTGTTGATGCGTTCACACGCATGCAGACTTCACCAGCGGCTAAAGCACCACCAGCTTCGACATAGACCCAGATTTTTGCACCTGTGTCATCGCCAGAGGCGGGTTCGTGGTACTCAAATCCCAGAGGAAGTGCGGCACCATCTGCGGCTGTAGCGACATCAGTAATGCTGATGCCCATTGTTCTTGTACTTGACATGATAACCTCCTAGGAAATCGCAGTGCCGGTTACGACACCGTTAGCGTTGAGGCGATCACAGTACATTTGCATAGCGAGAACAATTTCCCACTCCCAAGCGTCCTGTCCGGGAACCTTAGTAGGGCCACGAAGAGCGAAGTCGCCCTTAGTTTCCATACCTGTGTCCTCGCCCATTGTGTATAAGTGCCATGTGTCTGACTTCAGGAAGTAGACACAGCCAGAGTTCTTAGCTGTACTAGTGCCGAAGACGTCTAGGCTCGTATCGAGCGCAGGCTCGACGAAGAACTCAGCTTCTTGGAACATGATACCTTGGCGAACTGGGCGGCCTTTCTCGCCGTCAGATTTGATCTGGTAGCGAACTTGGTCATCAAGATCGTCGTAGTAGTTGTTAAAGCTAGCGATGTCGCCAAGCATAACATCAACTGGACCGCCTTGCTTGCCCTGTAGTGAAGCATCCCAGTACACGCGGCGCATCTTAGAACGACCATCAGTCGCGAAAGAAGAAACGTCTTGGAACTGGTTTTGCCAGCCAGTAGTTGACTTGTTGATCCCGAGTACGAGTTCAGCGTCTGTAATCTGGTCAGCGTTGCTACGGAAATCTAAGATTCCGTTCTCAGCAGTACCAGTGCCGCCTGTGTCGTAGGTGCCAGCGCCATTCAAAGTTGCGAAACCTTGGACGTTGTTTGTAGCGCCATCGCCATTGACGAATTGACTTACGATGTACTCGTGGAACTCCATGAGAGCCGCTTCTGGGTACACTTTGAGGAGACGTGCAATAGCAGTCTCGCCTGTGGCCTCAGAAAGGTCCTTACCCGGAATGATGTAGGAGTAGATCATACGTGGGCAGTAGACCTTACCACGTGAACCTACAGTCCGGCGAGTTGATGAGTAAACCTCGGAGCCAGTCTCAATACGAGTGACAGCGCCGGGGCCATTGGTTACGACGGGGAATTCAACGAATGGGCCGCCATGTGTATTGCGCTCGATGTTGCCTTTGAGGACAACTTTATCAAGCACGGGGTGATACTGGTAGAACTGCTCAGTCCACTTTGGAATGAGCTTCGACTGAGCGAAATTAAGTACGTCTGCGTTTGTAGCCATTGGGCTTCTCCTATTCTAGCCTACCCGACTCGGTTCTTTGCTTGCCAGTTCATTGCTTCCCTAGCGGCCATAGACCGAGCGTCTCGGTTTGAAGTAGTATGGGTTATGTTTTTCTGGATGCTCTCAGGATTATTGCTACTTTCAGCTCCTGCTGTCATCGTCGCTGCGGGGCGAGGTTTCCGATTAGACAATGCGCCTAGCTTGAGCATCGCGTGCTCAATGGCGAGACTAGGATCGGTACCTTGGCTCTTTAGCTTCGTTGCAAGTCCAAGTAGTCTGGGCGTGTGCCCCACAAGTTTGGCCGCGTCTTCAGGCTCCCAACCACTCTCCATGATCTGGACCAACTTGGCTCTCTTTGTATCATCATCAAAGATCTCAGAGTGGCGCTCACGGAACCGTGAGGCGTACTCTTCTGCGTCTTTTTTGATGTCGGCTTCAACTGCGGTACGGTAATCATCGAACTCTGTTTGGAGTCCTTGGTGCGTCGTATCTAGTTCACCGTGCTTGCCTTGCCATTCCGCAATCCGTGGATCTTCTTCACCACCCATGAGGCGCTTGTAAAGGTCTAGCTCTTGCGATAGAGCCTCCTTTTCATCTGCCCATTCATTTGACCCGTTGCCTGCTTCAGCCTGTAAAGTTTCAAAAGCCTTGCGTTCATCTGCAAGAGACTGGAACTTTTTGGTGTAGCCACCTTCGAGTTGGCGGTGTAGAAAACTTACAGGACCGTGAAGATGTCCGGGCAGAGAGTCAAGATTTCCATCCCAAGATTCGTGGTCGAATTCTGGACTAGGCTTCTCGCTTTCAACTTGAACTCCATCTGGAGATTCTGTGCTGTCTTCTTGAGTTTCCGTCACTAACCCAGACGGTTCGGGAGACTCCACGGGCGAATCGACTGACGCCTCGCCTGTTTCAGCGGCTGCTTCTACGGGCGCGGTTTCAACGCTAGGCTCGGGGCTGGTCTGAACTGATTCCATATTTTATTCTCCTATACTGGCTTTAGCAAAGCCAGTATATAATTGCCAAGAATATTTTATAAATTTGTGGATATTTCCGCAAATTAGTACGCAGGACCGGCAGCTTTTTTCTTGGCATCCTCTTCCATGCCAAAGCGGGCAGCACCTAAAAGGTCATCGCCACGGCTCATTGGAGCCTCATCCATCGGCATTTCTTCGCCCATAGGCTCTTCGCCCATCAGCTCTGACATGTCATCGGGGAGTTCCATGCCCTCTTCCGCACCCGGCATCTCGGACTCGGAGTGCACCATGAAGCCTTGCTCTTCGAGCGCGGCAAGAATTTCTTCGCCTGTACCTGCACCTGTTGCGAGGATCTGGTCGATTGCGCCAGCGACATCCGTGCCGCCTGCCTCTGGCATCTCCTCCATAGGCATTTCGTCCATTGGCATCTCGTCCATCATTTCGTCTTCTTGTGGCATACTATTCTCCTACGCTTGTCTGGTGTTGGCGAGTGCAGCGCGTGCAGCACCCAGCCGGGCTTTTGGGCTAAAAGGGCTATCGTCTTCGTCAGAGGCTGCTAGCTGCTCTCCAGCAGGCTGAGCGGCTTCTGGTATGGTCTCTTCCATTGCGGGCGGCTGAGCGGCCTCTGGGAGCGCTGCTGGGGCATCTGCGGGCTGATCTTGACCCTCTGCGGCAGGGCCGCCTACTTTTGCCTGTAGGCGTGCGATCTGCCTGTCTAGCTGCTCCATTAAACTCATCGCTTCTGCTCCTTATCAAACCGTTGCTTTTTCTTACCCTCTTTTTGGTAAGCACGCTCGTTTTTGAACCCTAATTTTTTCGCAGCTTTCTCTGCCTTGTCTTTTAAGGCGTAAGAAAAGTCTTTCTCTGCCTGAGATCCTTTTACCATTGCTTGGGCTTTTGGGTGCGCTTTTTCCCATGCCCTCTTCTGGGCATTAGTCTCCCAGCGAGTGCCTAGCCCCTTGTTTACTTCGATGCTGTCGGGACCTACAATCCCAATCGTCATCACAGGGCGAATGAGATTAGCGCATCCCTCGCCACACTCAGGGCAAGTGTAGCGCTGCGATACCGTGCGAATAACATCTTCCTGATATCCACAGTCGTGACAGTCTATGTCGTACAAAGGCATTCTATTTCCCGTACACGGATTTTCTATGCTCGCCTATTGTCCCAAATGATGCAACCGGTTTGGGGCTTCCCCCCGGCAGTGCATCGGCCATTCCTCCAGTAGCTTTTTTCGCCTTGCTGGGTGTCGCGGCTAGCGCACTCACAGCTTTTGCCTTACGGGACATTTTTAGTTCATCTTCCGCGCCACTAGTGTCTACAGCACCTTTGCCTTCGGTGGCGCCTTCGGTGGTGCCTTGGTTGATCGTGGCTAGCTCTTCATCGTTCCAGTTGATTTCCGCGTCCAGCTCGCCTAGTCCATCTTTTGACATTACATCCCTCCCGGCGATGGGGCACCAGCTCCACCAACCATAGCGCCCATCGCCTCAGTTGGTGGACCTTCTGGCATCCCCGCTGGAACGCCTCCCGTCGCTAAAATATCTTCTCCGCCCGGAGGTGCTGCCCCGGGTGGTGGCATTGCCGGAGGCTGCTGCTCGGCGGCAATCTCTTCCTCGCTTTTCAGTACATCCGCCCTGACATCGAACAGGTCGAGTATGTGTGCCAGTAGCTTGTTCTGGTTGATAGAAGGTAAGCCTAGGAACATTTCCATGACTGGCTGTAACTTCTTGATCTGAGCCGACTTGCTGTTTTCCGTTGGGCTGAACGGCACTACCTGATAATCAATCTCTAGCGGCTCTTCGATTGTCTCGCCTTCCTGCCTCATGAACTCAGCAGTGACCGCCGAACGTGCGCTAAGGTGCTCACGGGCTACGACTACAGCATCTCTCTCGCCCGACATACGAACGGGAATCTCACGAGCGTCATCAAGGAACTCCTCGTACAGTCCGATGGTGCTTATGGCCATATGCTTAATGACGCCGTTAATTAGTTTAGTACGGCGACCAAGGCGCGTACGCATCGCAGAGTCAACTAGCGCAAGTTCAGTAGCGATCTCAGATGTTCCTGCAACACCACGGGCGTACTCAGGGATGCCTAGCACGAATTGGATGGAAGACTCTATTCGATCTCGAATGTCCATGAATTCAGGAGTGAGTCCTGCCGTAGGGGTTGAACCGATAATATCTCCGAGCGGAGCGGCGTTCTTACCTTGTAAACGTACCACGTCTCCGGGGGAGGTTGCATTGGCAACTTGGTCAACGAAGTCCTCGGGGTTGTCGCAGAGAGCCTCGTTGATGACGGTAACTGGTATTGAAGCCTGAGCGTGTCGGAGTTCCAAAGTATCCAGTTCATTAAGTCTCCTCTGCTGCCGTTCAACAAGTTGGCTGTCTGCCATCCCGCCGATGTCGGACAAGTTGTCGTTGAAAGTTAGCATCTTGAATGGGTTACGCACGAAGACGTAGGGCAAGTCGCCCTCGAACAGTGGCTCTTCACAGTCTTCTAGCATGTGGTAGTAGCGGTCTGCTGTAAAGTCGTAGACTTCATAAACCGTAATCCACTCGAATGTATCACGTATTTTTTCAGCATCTGCCGCAGATGTCTGCTCGCTATCTTTTAGCCACTTAGGGAATGTGCCGAATTTGGCCTTCCCTGCTACGCCTTGATCGTAGAATACTTCATTCTCTTTGTCCTTCTCTGGTGTGGACCTCTTCTCGAACTCATGCTTGGTTAGTGTCGTAACTTCGATCACGTACCGCGCATCCTCCCACCGGGAAACGCTCATGTCGAAGAATACGTAGCGAGGATCGAGCACAAGAAAGTCAGGGCGTTGCCGTGCAAAGTTCCACACAGTTTTCATAAATGCCCGTGGGTAGACGCTGGCATAGGTTGACATCTTCCATAGTAGCTTGTAGGCGTCCGTGCGGTATAGCGCATCATTTATGAGCGCCTCGCGGTACCTTGCTGCTAGTTTTGTCTTTTCATCAGTCTTGCGAGGATCACAAGTGACCTGCGGGTTTGGTGGGCAGACACTGGCCACCATTGTATCGCAGAAAGCGTATAAATAGTTATTCTCTATCAGCAGCGGGCTATCTTGGCTTGCAGCAGAGTCCCAGAACTCAGATCGGTACCATGCACGCCATTTGTCCCACTTTTCATGGGTTTTGTTGGCTTGCGCGATGTGGGCTGCGATTATTGCCTTAAATGTCTTAGGTTTTAGCGACATTTCGTTCCTTCCCTAGTGTTTGCGATAAGATAGCACAGTTTGCACAATAGCGCCCTAAAGCCAGTATTTTTTGCGTTTTTTGCGGGATTTGTCCTTATGTAGGGCAATCCTCTCGTCATAAGTGTAGTTTCGGATGTCAATGATGTTATCTTCTGGTTTGTGCTTATAGCGCCTAGGTGCTGAACGTGCACCCACGATGGCCATCTGCAAAGCACTGATCTTATCCCAGTGATGGCGGTCGCGGCGTCTTGAAGACGACTTACCACGGGCTATCTCGCTTGTTGGGCTTTCCTCGATCTGCTTATCGTTGCGGTATGACTGCAACTGCTCCAGCGTGTCCTCGTCATTCAAGATAAGTTCGTCAAGCAGGGCATCGACCATGTACCCGAGCGTCATATCAATAGATTTGGACGTTGTAGTGAATCCGGGCTTCCTTTTCTTCTCATAGTACATATTGGAGTATTCCCACTCCCGTAGAAGGGCAATGACGCTTTGCCCAACGCCGTTTGACTCAACAACGATCTTTGCTTTGTTGTATTTACGCCCTACTTCCTCAAGTTTACGAGAAAAGGCTAAAGGATCTATATGGTCAGCAAAACTGGCTACCTGAGTCCACTCCCCATCCCATACCTTTAATACTTGGAAGGAAGCATGGTCCCGTGCAGCATGACCGGAGGGGTCAACACCCATGACATAGTACGCATCGGGTTCTGGCTGCTCATATTCCATATATGGGCCTTCCCACTTGGTAAGATCGGCATCTAGGTGCCTCTTCAGGGCATGTGGGGGTATTGCGTTGTTAGAAGCCGTAATCCAGCAGCTTATGTCGTCAAAAGGGTAGAAAACGTTGAATAATTCAGGTGATCTGCGCAGTTCTGAGTCCATTTCGAGCATGAATCGACGGAAGGCAAGGTTGTCAAAAGTCAGCCCTTTAGGGCCAAATTTGTCCATTAAAGCGATTTCTTCGTTGTCTGGGGTCCAACTTTTGTCCCAATTACGCACATTTAGCTTCCCATCCCAGAAAGGGAAGAACTTATAGAGGTGTCGAGCCGACCCTTTCTTTGCCTCTAGGCAGTGATCATGCCAATCTGACTTAGCTTCCCATGGTGTGCACTCGAAAATGGCCAAAGCATGGTCCCTATTCGCCATAGAAGGCCAAATTAGGAACATTGAACCCGAAAAATCGGCCCAAAACGCGCATTCCGAGGCATGAAAGCTGTCAGGGGACTGACCAATACCTACAGCGCCCGCTTCACCGGACAAAATACGCATTTTTCCACCCTCAATGGGCCTAAAAGTGAGCTGACGGCTCTCCCGAGACGTCATTGTGCGCGTTCTTAGCTGCGCGGGCCACTTCTGGTGTAGATGATGAACCCTTTTGTGGAGATAATCCGCTCTGTCTCGCGTGTCTGCGATGCAAACATGGTCCCACCCGGGATTATACGCCGCTTTAGGGTAGCAAGCATACTCTGCGGTAAGGCTTTTACCCATCTGACGGGCCGTAAGAACGGTGAGGAACCTAGTTTGCCCATCTTTTGTACGTGGGGTATTACTCGCATAGTCTAAAAGCTCGTTTTGCATGGTGTAAGTGATCTTTTCAGGATCGAATTTAACGAATTGACTCGTTTTCTGGTCATGGACCTGCCCAAATTGGGTGAGCGCTAGCTTCGGGTTGCGTAGAACACTGAGAATCTGTGCTGCTTGAGTAGGAGTTACGGCCATTTACTCCTCTTCTTCCTCGTATTCTAGGTACGGGTATGGCTCTCGCGGCTCCATTTTAGCTACAAGCGCGGCACGCTGCTTTGCTATGCTGGCTTCGAGGTCCTCTTCGTTGGCGTAGCCACCGCTTTCCTCAACCATATCGTCTATTTCGGCAGAATCTCCCCTATCTCCCCACTCGGCATCGGCCTGTAGTGCGGCTTTAGCCCAGTCTTGTAGGCGGGCGTGGGTTGTGGCGGCCTCACCCCTGTCTCTTATTATATCCCGCTGCGCTATGTCTCCCCAAACGCTGTTGATCTTGTCGAAGTCGTAGTCGTACAGACCCTCTCGTGCGGCTTTAACATGGTCCGATTCCTTATACCTGCCCTCTGGTCCCTGCTCGCTCTGCCCTAGCCTGTAGGCGGGCTGCTCTGGGTCATCGGGGAGAATGGTAGGGTTACCGCGCTCATCAATGTCCTCTATCATCCCAAGGCCCTCAACATAGTCACCTACTCCATAGGTTTGCGTGTTGCCTTCCGAGTCTGTGATGGACGTCCTGTTCTGGAGTGAGTCCTCGGGGTTGATTATTGAAAATCCTCCCCGCTGATGGGAGTCTACACGCTTAACTGGAGCGTTAGCCTGATACTCGGCAGCCTCTTGCGCTGCTTTCTTGCGCTGGTCGGGATAGTTCTGCTCAGCCATGATATTTCCCTACCACTTCTCTTTGTCTGCCCAGTATGCTGCGCTCATCTTGCCCTTCTTGATGTTCTTACCGTGTCGGGACTTGAAGGACT